ATGTTCCGACTTTCTTTGCGTGCTTCTTCGACTTAAAAGGATATCCGTCTCTTTCAAGCATTTCTTTGATATTAACAGACGGTTCAATGATTATTATTCTATCATCATCTAATTGCATCTTCCTTACAAATTCGACAACTTTATCATATTCTATCCCAGTATTGGCATAAACTCTAGGAATTCTATTTCCAGGAACTGCTAAATCAATCATATGATGCAATATCGTACTGTCTTTCCCTCCACTAAAACTCAAATAGAAGTTATCTTCACCATACTGATCTACTATTTGTCTTATTTTCTGAAGCCTATCTTGAAACAAAAACTCATTATCCATATCTTTACCCCCATTGATCAGCCATAGCTTGGGCTATTCCAGGAAACGTCTTGCTCCTTATCATACTTCTTTCTTCGGGAGTTTTTGCATTCTTCAAGGCATCAAAACACCATTTATTCTGTCTCTTCTTACGCCCAGTCTTTCTGTCAGTCCATTCTATCCATTCCATCTCGGGTTCTTCTGTGACTTTAGGGACTAACAATGGCAACCCTTTAATCCACAAGCAAGTATTCTTAGAATAATTATCTCCAAACATCCAAGGATGTATTCTTTGGTTTGGAGCTATTGGCAATCCATACTTCTCTGCTATATCGGGAAACCATTTCTCTACATAATCTCCACTTATGATATTTACTGGATTCTCTATAACTATCTTGTCACAATCTGCTTTTAAGAACTTACAAAAGAACTCAATACCTTCACGTTGTCTGCCATCTGCTCTTTTCTTCTCAAAATGTCTTGCACCACTAACCGCTAGGTGTGTACATGGAGGAAATGCTATTATCATATCCCATTTGCCGATTACATGATGCTCAACCCCATCGACAGTTCTGAAGGTGCAATTACCATTAAGCAATGGTAATACATCACTTTTAATATGCCATTCATTATGACCTCCACTGCAATCTAGGACATCACAACTATATGCTTCATGTCCCTTGTTTCTAAATCTTTTACATACCTCTTGGCTTTCCTCACATGCTACTAGTATTTTCATATCATTACACCTCTCTATCTCCGTTTTTAATGAAAGTCTTCTATTCTGTACTGCCTGCCTATAAGTCTTTCTGCATATTCCGTAAGCTTAATCTTGCTATAAAAGATGCCTTTGCTATTTCTGCCCTTATCAGGTATCTTCTTAGTTACTTCTGTAAAGAATCTTTTACTTGACATCTCAAACTCATTATTAGACTTCGCCCATTTAGAATACAGACCAAATAATTCACTAGCCATGATATGTTCATCATTCGTATAATCTATAATCACACACTGCTCTATAAAACCAGCTATTAGATCCATCTCTTGCTTGTATTCTTTAGTTGCTTCTTTTACACATGATGGCTCTTCAAGACCTTCCTTTTGCCATTTCATGCATCCTTCAACCGCCCATGCCAAAATCTGAGGGAATTCTTTTCTGAGCTTATACTTGAGATTCTTATCAACTTTCTCTTTAGGAATATTTACTTCAAACGGAATCAACTTGATTCTTCTCCATATACCAAAATCAGTTCCTCTTACAGTAGGCTTGTGATTAGTTGCAATCCATATCTTAAATTCAGGAGTATACTCAAATTCATCTCCATACAAGAATCTACATGTTACTTTTGAACCACCAGTAAGCTGTTTCAGCAGGCCTTCATTTAATCTTACTCCTTCAGTAGGTTCTTCACATGTTACAAAACGTGCTGACTTCAATCTTGCTATATCTGAATTGGCACCTCCACCTGAGCTACCAAGCTTACTCTGAATCATGAGAGTATCAGGCTGTGCATTACTGGCATATCCACCCATTAAATCTGCTATAGTATCCAAAAAAGTTGACTTACCATTATTCCCCATTCCATAAAGGAAATAAGCACACTGTTCTCTATTTGAACCACTAAGGCTGTAACCAACACATTTTTGAATATACTCCATCAATTCCTGATCACCATTAGTGACATCTTTCAAAAATGACAACCATAACTTTGGCTTGCGTTTCTTAGTGTCATATTCAGAATTACATATCTTACTCATCATAAAATTGGCATCATGCGGTATCAACTCACCATTTCTGAGATTGATAATGCCATTTTGACAATTCAGGAAATCAGTATAAGCATCGAAATCTTCAGGAGATGCTGGAATATCATTCAAATGCTGACATTCTTTTATCATTGCTTCTTTTGCTTTGCTTCCTGCCGTTTTATTTGCAAATCTCAATGCTTGTTCTTGCAAGTCTTCATCCTGAATATTCCATGCTTCAAGCTTTAAATCCTCACATATTTCATCGGCAAGCTTTTTGATTTCTCCCATTTCATCAAGTACCCAAACTTTGCCATCCCAAAAATACCATTTCTTTCGATTGTATGAATACTTGATTACTTTTCCAAATCTATCATAAAGACGATGTGCGTTTCCAGTATCAGTCATATCATATACCGTGACTTTATCTTCATTGGCATCAACTGACTTGTCACTAACACCTACTTTGCCGCCCTTGAAAAAAGCAATAGCCAAAGCGGTGTCGTCTTCATACTTATGAGGCTCATAACATTCGATACAATTAGCACATGCTCTCGATATAGTCATGTTACCATATGTATCAGCTCCTCGCTTTGTATCCCACTTCTTTCTATACAGACCACTGGATCTAAAAATTCTGTCAATCTGAGCATGGTTTCTTCCAGTCCAAAAAGCAAGGTGGTTGCATAATGCTAAATCCGCCTCGCTCTGTGATGGATATATACCTTCCCACTGTCCAGTATACAGCATATTAAACAACTGCCCATTTTTACAATTCCTTGCTTTATCTATAATTTCTTGATCATCCAAATCAATAATAACTTGATGCCTTACTTCTGCTTTGGGAACCATTGATGGCAGATACTTACTATGCAACACCTTTATAGAATCAGTACAATCATTCACTTTCGTATAAGACGGATTGTATATATTTCCAGTACATATAAAATATCTACCACTTGAATACATTTCTACACCACCACGTCTTCTTGCGCCATCAGGTAACTTACCTTTGCATATAATATGTATTCCAGTCTGACTCTTTGATATTTCTGCATAGCTTTGAAGTGTCTCCACAAACTCATCGCAGAAATCTGTGTTATCAATACACTTATCAAGGTCTACACCGAAATATCCTGATTTACCATCAAACATAAATCCAAGACCATCAAAACCAAATGTCTCGCACGCTTTTACTGCTTGAGCAAAAGTTCCCCAAGTCTTAGGATTGTTAGACTGAGCATTTTTCCCTGTAGCTGGATTCTTTGGAGTCTTATCTGCTCCTTGCCAGCACACCCAGTTGTTCAACTCTTTAAGTTCTTGCGGTATATTCTCAATTTTAGTAACCATTATGTCAGCCTCCTACTTAATACATTGAAGTCTTTTTATTTCAGATTCAAGCACCATCCATCTGTTCGTGCCAGGAATCTTATGGGCTTTTATCTTCCCGTCCTTCACCCACTGTCGGGCTGTTCGGACTCTTATTCCAAGAAGTTCTGCAACTTCTTTAAGATTGTATCCCTTTTCCATTCTCAACACTCCTTTCTATATGATGATGTACATACAGTAACATATATGTCATTATATGTCAATAGACTATTCAGCAATATAAATGCTTGCATCAAGCTTTTTATAATATTTATCTCTTTTCTTACTCCACGCCTTATACATTCCAAAATCATCAACAAAATCAATTACAGTTCCGTAATCCTTGCCATCGAATTTCCTTCCCACACGTCCTACGCTTTGTACTACCGTTGTCTCATCTTTCTCTGGAGTTGCAAATACTACGTACCTGAGATTTGGCACATCGAGACCTTCTTTGGCAAGCTGATATGTAGCAAATATACAATCAAGTTCTCCATCATTAAGCTTTTTCAAAGATTCTTTTCTTACTCTTTTTGCGAGCTTATTATTTCCAAGGATAGACAAGCATACAGACTTCTTATCATAACTTTCATGCAATCTTCTTATATATTCTACTCTGTTTGCCAGCACTAATACTGGACCTTCAAGATTATTAACAACTTTAAGCACTTTATCAAAGCGATCTTCATCATGAATCATGTTATCTATAATCTTGTTATAATCAAGCGTTCCATCTCCAAGTAACACTGCATCATAGTCGGGAGTATATCCAGTATCTATCTTCTTCACAACAATTGGGCATGTTGTATCTTTTACTGCATCCTTAGATACTTCATGAATGACATCTCCAAGTAAAACAAACATAGACTTTTCAAGACCATCAGCCCTTTTAGGAGTGGCTGTCAAACCATATTTATATCTTGCTGATAACTTACTTACTACTTTATAGAACTGAGTTACCTTAGTTGGCGAACCTGCACATCTTTGACATTCATCAACAACTATTATATCAAAACAATCTTTATACTTATCAAGATCTAAGCTACACATTGTCTGTACGGTTGCGAAAGTGATGTGTGTTCCTAGATTGACTTTACCACCAGTTATCGTTCCAAAAGTGCCTTTAATATCAAGGACATTCTTTGCTCTTGTCATGCTCTGATTCAACAGATCCTGAGTATGAGTCAACCATAACGCCCTTCCTTTTAATCTTGAAATGATTTCAATGCCGCACTGCGTCTTGCCAGACCCACATGGCATAACCAAAACACCGTTACGGCGACGTAGAGCCGCATCTACGGCTTCTTTTTGATAATCATATAGATTTATATTACTTTGATACTGAAGTGGCTGTATGGGCTTTATTTTGAACTCATACAATGCCTTATCAGGATACATACGCCATAGATCCCCGAGGCATCCAAACGGGATCCATAAATCATTTCCATTTCTTTCATACAGCCATATCTCACTTGGCGTATTGCCAGTCCACTTTCCCATCCTTTGTTTCTTATAAAAATCAGGATTCGGCAGTATTAGATTATCTTTACAATACTTTATAATCTTATCATCAGGATTCTTTATAATAACATTGTTATCAATAATAATATTCATACATCAATCCTTCTTCTTAATATACTCATCGAGCCAACTAGGGTCATCCTTTGTATCAATCACACATTGAGTACAGGCATTTATTATTCGTCCATCACGAAGCTCAAAGCATATGCCGTTCGGCAAGCCATTTGTCTGACCTGGATAAAAACTCTTACCACATCTATCACATATTATCTTTTCTGCATTCATCATTTAGCAACCTCCAATACAATTCCGTTAATCTCGTATGCCGTCATTTTTGCTTTCTCTTCATCATCCCATGACCCCCAATACCATAACTCGCCATCACTTAGCCTTGCCACGATATACTTATCATGGTCTTTTGGTACGTTCATAACCTCAATACTAAACTTCATTCTTCTACCTCACTTTCTGTTTTATCTGCTAAAATAACAATGTCTCTTCTCCTAATCAATCCTTACTATATCAACACTAATCTTGCCATTAACGATTGTTTTGGTATAGATATAATTTCTTCCTGTATAAGGACAACGAATTACGACAAATCTACTTTCCATCAGCGTTTACCTCACTTTCGAACATATCCATGAAATTCCGCTGACATAATGAGCATGGTCTTTCGTGTTGCTCTCTGAACTTATGCTTGCAATACTCGCAACCTACTCTTTCATCTTTGTACTCTTTCAACTCTCTCAGCCAGTCTGCCATCTGCCTGTGTTCCGCTTCCAACTCAGGCAGGTCTCCTACAGGTTCACCCAAACGCTTCCATCGCTCTCCGAAACTGTACGCAAGAGCTTCCTCTTTATAGATTGCTTCTTCAAGTGTCATTGTTATCACTCCCTCTACTTCCAACTATGCCTTTTAATTCTTCTAAACATTTCAACATAATCACCATCTAACTTCGCAAGTCTTTCAATAGCCTTATTATAGTTTCTTCTTATCCAAGCAATTGAATCACAATCACTTGGACAATACCAATCATTAGCAGTGCATAAGTAACACAGATTCTTGCACATATCATCGGAATTGTAACCATATTCTTCTTTAGTTTCTTCAATCGTCATTCTGGCTCACCTCGTTCGCTGTACACGTTTTCAAAAAACAATCAATGTAATAAAGCACTTCTTTTAATGTTTCGTTATCTAATTCTCTTAATATTGCGTCTGCTACCGTCATTGGTGTTGCGCCTGCTGGCACATCTAAATTACATGGTTTTTCCATCTTCATTCGTTATCACTCTCCTTATATTCACTTTCCTTTGGCTCTGCATACTTCTTTTCAATTCGTTCAAGATTATCAGCAAATTCGTTTAAGGCTTGTGCGACTTCCCTTGATTCGGCAATAAATTTTTTCAGGTTCAGTTCTGCTGTAACTTCATATGGTGCCATATCATTCCTCACTTTCTTCAATTCCAAACACCACATAATTATTCTGCAATCCTAAGCCACTATGAACATATGTAATTAAATATTTCTTATTGTTCAATGGATGTGTTGAAAATAAAGTCTTATCTTGATGTAAAACTCTAAAACACACTTTATCTCCTGCATTATATCCTCGGTCATTCTGCCTAACTTCAAATTTCTTTCTTCCATCTATGATAGCATCTGCATATGGTTCTAATATTTTAATAAAATGTGTCATTCCTTTCCTCACTTTCTGCCTTTACTTCCTCTGTTACTCTTAAAGCCAATTCTCCGAACCTAGCCTCTACCAATTTCGGCACACACCCCTGTCCTACCCCATACGGATTGACAAGTTTGTGCATGGTGATAATCATAGCATCATCGGGTGCATCGTTGTAATCTCCATTTGGATTCCAAAGTAATTGTTTATATCCATACTTCTTAACTATGTCAGCACAGAGTTCAATCAATGAATTAAACACTATTTCCGCCATATAATTTGTACTTATGTCATAATAATCATCTTCACGATGGAGTGAACACATTATATTTATAGCTGCATTATCGTTCTCTGAAGATCCTGTACTCCATGCTCCGTATTGTTCAGATATGATTTCATTAACTTTTCCATCTTTATCAATAAAATAATTGTAAGAGGTATTATCAAAATATTTCAACACCCTTATCATTCTTTCGCTACTAAGTTGTGGAGAACAATGAATAGTGATACGAGATATTTTTGCATCACGTTCTCTACAACGTTGTGATAATGAATTCTTTTTCATTCTCATTCCTCACTTTCTGCTTTGTACTTGTTAATCATTTCCACTAAATAATTGCATATATCAGCCCATTCTATAGTTTGCCATGTTCCATCTTCCATACGTTTAGCGAAGCTGCTACTACCTTTATTTAACATTTCTCCTACTGCATATCTTACCCCATGTAATATTAACAATTCTTTATCCATTTTATTCCTCCTTTTCCCTTATCTGCTTCTATGATTACTGTAAATTCGTCAAGGCTCTCAACATCGTGACCATTGCACTCTAATTCTCTAAATGCTGTTATCTCGTTCATATCAATTAAATCTCCATGTCCTTTAGGAAGTGGTTTGCCGTTTTGAATTGCCTTAATATAACAAAACACACCTTCAGGATAGGCTGGTCTCATCTTCAAGTAGTTTTGGTATTCTTCCTCTGGTATCTTAATTACTAACTCCCTCATCAGCGTTTACCTCCTCTTTCCAATATCTACATCTAAATCCATGCAGTTTTGGTTTATTTATATAATTTTTACTATCTTTACCTACGAATAATAAATGCTGACCCATTTTGCATTTGTAAATATATTTTGAATTAAATGCTATTCTGCACCAAAAACAATTATTACAATTCCGCATCAGCATTTACCTCCTCATTAACATATCCCATTCATACTCATAACCTTGCCATATCGCAGAAGGTGATTTTATATGCAAGATATACTTTTTAATCCACGCAAGTATCATCATGTTCATTAGCGTTTACCTCACTCCATGACAAACTAGTAATGATGGAATTACTGGTTCATCAGGCTCTGCAACTTCATATACTACGGAGGCTATATCATCTTTTAGTTTCTCCACTGTATCAGGGCCTAGTTCATCTTCATAAGTATTCAGCATATCTTCAATATCTTCCCATCTACCTTGTACGCAATTCATCATGAAGCTGATCCTCCTTCTTTAAAACTTCTTCTCTTAAAGCTAATTCAAGGGCAACATAGAATGTTCTGAGTCCATCATCAAAACCCTTGTTCCAGTCACGGCTGTATCTAGGATTCTGCTTGTTAATCATGGACTCCATTTCATCCATGACAGATCCGACTTTCTGAACTATGTCGCCCTTGCCTTTATTATATCCTTTGCCATAATAAATTTCAGTTGTAGTCATTCTCTGAGCCTCCTAACTTAATAAAATCATTAATCAATCTTATTTTATGTTCATTATCAGAATCATTATTTAATACATTATAGATACAGTCAAAAAGTGTTTCGAGCTTTCCAAGCTTTTGAATGATATTAGTATTAGCATCATCCTTTAACTTATAACAGTCACATAGACGATCATAGTACGTAACTCTTTTTGAAAAACTATCGCCATCAATCATATTCCCGTCCCTCCTTGAATTGTTAGCACTTGATATGACTATTGTAAAAACACCAAAAAAAAACCAATCACAAAACTTATAAAGATCATTATGATAATCATATACAACTCCTTTACTATTCAAAAGAATTAAGTCTTTGATTTAATATAGCAAGTTTATCAGACCACTCATTATACAGACGTCTATCATTTTCACTCCAATGATCAATCATTTTAAGTTCAAAAATTGCATCTTCAAGAACTCTAATTTCTTTAAGAATATCTTCTTTTGTTATATCCATTTACATGTTCTCCTGTTGTTTTTTATCTAACCCTTCTAAAAAGGCTATACATAATTCTCTTACCATTGGATGAATATCAGAGTATTTAGAATTGAAGCTTTCCACTGCATCACTGACTTCATCCCAATATTCTTTGGTACTTTCAGGGATCCAAAACCTTTGACACATATCCCAAAGGTCTTTAAACATTTTCCATTCCTTACTGTCTTTTTTAAACTTCACACTAGACATCTACACCTCCTAAGATATCATCATTTGAATATACATTATATGAATATACATTACATCCATTTGCATCATATCCATTTACATTTCTCTTGTAATTAAAATCATCTGTCTTCCATACGTTTATATGTCCATTTGAATTTAAAAAATCTATGTAGCTTATAAATAAAATATCAGAATCATGTTTTACAGCTATAAGTGGACTTCCATTTCCACACATCAGCCATCTTGCAAATGATAATCTTTGATTATCTTCAAGTCTGCTTATGTCAAAATACTTCTTTGAACTGGCAAGAGTTTTACACTCTATTGCATATGCCTTTTTGTTCTTTACAGCTATAATATCGAAGGGCTGTGCCCCACGGGCATCGGGCGTTATAAAATGCACCCAAAACCCATGGTTGGCAAGCACATCACATACTTCTTGTTCAAAAACTGTTCCTAGCTTCTTATTATTCATTAGAATGGTAAATCTCCTATATCTTCAGCATCTATAAATCCATTCTCATCAACTTTAACACCAGTATCAGGTTCTATCCATGCTGGCAGATCAGACTGCTTATCTTTGTGGATGAAATAGCTTATCTTAGCCTGCTCATTTCCATTATACTCTTCATGCTTTACCTTTACAGCACCAACCTTACCGACCCAGTTCTGCATATTGAAGTCTCCTTCAGGGATATCCTTAAAGCTATCGAAAAACTGTGTCAACATCCTGTTTGTGATTTCGGGCTTATCATTCATAAATACTATGTAATGATACAGTATTGTCTTGCTACCACTTACCTCAAACTGAAGTACAAGCATATCATTACCATTCTTGCTTACAGCTTTATCAGCTGACTTAATCCTTACTCTGTACTGTCCTTCAGGAAGGACCTCAAACTTCCTCTCTTCTCTTTTAAAATCCCATGCCATAATTCAAATCCTCCTTATCTTTTTGTTCTTATTTCTTTTATGACATTTCCATCGCCATCTTTGACGTAGGTAACAACTTCATCAGTTCTGTATTCATATATGCAATCTATTGTTAATACTTCAACAGAACAACCTTCATCTCTTTGATCCAAAACAAGAGTCATTCCACCGTCCTTACTTCTTGGACCTCCACAAATTCTTGACTCACGTCCATCTATGTGACCATCTAACCAAAAGTTTCTTAAAGCCATAATCTACTCCTCCTTACCATTGAGTCTGATTACAACATCTATTCTTCTTTCTTTATCTTCTATTGTTTCAGCCGCTGTCTTTGCAAATGCTATTGCTTCATTAGGATCTGCAAATACGAACTCATAATACCCAACTTCAACTCTTATGTCCATCATCTTTCTTCGCCTCCGTTTCCCAGTTTATAAATTCTTCTACAAGGCATCCTTTACGAGTGTCAATCTGATTCTTGGCATATATATTCTGAGTTGCCTCTATCAGAACACCATGATTACCTTCTTTATTCACAAGTATCTTTCCTACAACATCACACAGTCCACAGATGTTATCAACTATCTTTAGCGACATCTTAGGTATCATCTGAGAATACTGAGTACCATCAGGATGTACTATGGCTCTAACATCCTCCCATGCTGTCCATACAATATTTACGCCCCATGACTTCATATATCTCAAACTATTCACAAGTTTAAACTGCATATACTGATAATCTGCCTGAGCTGGAACACCCTTGTTCTTGCCCTTTGAACCGAGATCTGACAATATACATCTTTCAAGCTCGGATATATTATCAACTGCTACTGTCTTTATATTATTGTCTTTCAGGAACTTACAATCATTAGCTCCTATTTCTGTCAAAACAGTAGTCCAATCATCAAACGTATTGATGTTATCTATCTGCTGAACCATCAGCTTGCTTGTATCTTTTACTATTTCTTTCTTGGCAAGAGTCCTTGCAATAGTTCTGTCTATATCAAGCACTAAAGTATTACCTTCACTTTTTTCTGCTATGAGACCAATTGCTGTTGACTTTCCAACTCCAGGAGGGCAATATAACAAAGCGGTAAACGGATCTTTCTTAATATCTTCAACTTTCTGTACTTTCAACATCCTTATCACCTCCATCAGATATCTTTGTCAGATTTATAAGATATGCCTCGCCATTTATCATTGCCGCTTTAATTAAACCACTTTTGCTGAATCTTTTTATTGATGCATTTAATGCGGCTACACAGCTATCTGCAGTCTTATATTCCTTATCTGCTCCATCAAGTCTAACCATTGCATGTCCAGATGCAATGAACGAATCAATCAATTCAAGATTCTTTGTCTTCTTTAATCTTACAAAATCATTAGGATCTACAGGCACAAGCTTCATTGTTTTCTTCCTCCTTTAATAAACTCTACATACTCTTGTTCAGGATTGTAATTCAAGCATATACTTGAATACTCACATCTTCTGCCCCAACAATTACAATACTGATTGTTTCTATAGCATCTTTCATTTCCGTTTTCAACGGCTTCCATACTATCACACATTGCGGTAAATTCTTCTATGAATTCTTTGACTTCTTCATCAGTACGAGTGATTTCCATTACTCTTATCTTTTCGTTCGTATCTTCATCATACCAATCAAGCATTCTATTATAGAATCCTTCTTCATCCTCATCTTTTCGCTGTCTGATTGTTGGCTTTCTGCATACTGTATAATAAACTTTTCTTGTTCCAGTAAGATACATATAAGCAAGTATCTGTTCATCCCACAAAAGCTCATATTCATATGCTTCTGTAATATCAGACATTGACGTAGTCTTATGTTCTACAAGACATCCATCTTCAGCAATACCATCAACCCTGCCAAACAAGATATGTCTACCAACTGGCTTTTCTTTCCATTGTTCCACACTTCTTACTTTGAACTTCGGATAGATATATCTCTTATAAGCTACAGCCATTGCTCGCTCTTTTGAAAAATCATTAGGAGTAACAAAACCTCCATTAGTATACAATTCTTCAATCAAGTCATGATAATTACTTCCTATGGTCAGGGCTTCTGATCTTTGAACTGGTTCTAAATCCTGAATATACTTGAAATAATATGCTCTTCTACATGCCTTAAATAGCTTTATTCTTGAAATACTACTCTTCATCGGAATCCTCCGATACTTCTCTTTCCTTCACCATTCTTTCAAGACAATCAAACAATTCATTGCATTTTTCTTTTGCCATCTTAAGCTTAATATCTTCAACCTTTTTCTCAAGCTTCTCAAGCTCTTCTTTTGAGAAAAATACTCCTGAATCAGGATTGAGAACCATATACTGTACTAATTCTTTAAAAAGCTCTTTATCTTCATCACGAAGTTTTCGATAGACCATATTTATTATCAATATAACATCAGTCGATATTTCTTCAAGCGATCCACTCATACCAAACTTGCCCTTTCCATCGTCGATTTCAATTTTAAGCATTTTCTATTCCTCCTCTTCAACTACTAAACGTATCTTTGCTTCTGTTACTTTGCTTGGCTTCTGATAACCATTCTCAACTGAATTGATAGTCTGTAAAGTAACTCCTACCTTATCAGCAAGCTCTCTCTGAGTCAGCTTATGCTTTGCTCTATATCTGATCATAAGGTCCTGCAATGTCATATTCCATTCCTCCTTTCTTTGTTTTTCCTACACTACATATGATAACATATCTGTAATGTTATGTCAATAATATCTATACTAAATTATATATTCTTTTAATTTTCTTTCTATGTATGATATGTAGGATATGTATATAATACTAAAAAGTATATATAAAACTATATAATATATAAAAGGTTTTACGTAAGTATACATATCCTACATAAGGTACATTACGATGCAATACTCAGGCAATGCTCTTCTCTTGAATACTTATATACATTATCACTAAGTCGTTCCTCTGGAGCAACTTGACTTTCATTGACTTCTTTCACCATTCCATACATACAAGGATCAAACTGACTAAACTTAGTTGCGATTACTTCATGAATACTACTTGGCAATATGAGCAGATCATCATCAAACTGTTCAGCGAGATCATCAAGCAATCTTGTACAGCACATCGCACTGGCTCCATGATAATAATCCATTGTGGACATCACATAAATCGTATCTTCTCCATCAAATCCTGGCATATCATCATCATCTATTACCATGATTTCCTTTATCACTTCTGACATAGGACGTACTCTAAACTCCATGTTTGTGTATGCATAAGAGAATAATTCTTCTTCACTAATATCCCACATATCAAGCAATGGCCTTTTTACGATTGCTGATCCATCTTCAAATACGATTCTTACATACTGAATTACATCCATAAACTTTCTCTGAACTGCATCTTCTGATACTTCTTTGCCTACACATATTCTAAGCTTATCTTTAACCCAGTCAAAATTTCCAATGTTTTCTGAAACTTCTTTCATTTTTATTTCTCCTCCCTTAATGCAATTTAATGCATGATTAACAAACTCATCTACATCATCTACTTCCATTTCATCAAGATAGAATATAGGTCTTGCTTGATTTCCATCTTCGCCAACTATGATACAGTGCTTCTTTACACCATTCTTTTCAACTACTGTCTGTTCTACTGGAACACCTACTTCATCAAACTTCTTCATGATTTCATTTACTTTTTCAATTGTCATAGCTTTATCCTCCTTCTTTTTAATAACTTCCTAATGCTATGAAACGTGTTTCTTTGCTACGGTCAGCTTTTACTATATCTACCAAACAGATATGTCTTTTGATATTATTCATATCTTCATCCGACAAGCTTGTGGTATTGCCTTCATCATCATGATTGGCAAAAATCAGATTTCCTACAAGCATCGGTTCTCCGTTATCAATGTTCGCCATTGACATTATCGGATTATCTTTAAACAAGCCTTCATCATCTACAAAGATGTCATAATACTTATCACCGATTTTTCTTGTTGCAATGTCAAAACATCCGCAATTAAGATACTTGTAATAATCATCAAGGTCATTACATTCTACTTCTTTCACTATCTCTGGAAAATCAGTTGTATCAATCCTTAATAACAACAATCTAGCCATCTTAGTTCCTCCTTTCTAATATTCTTCTTCATCATAATCATCATCTTTTTCATCATAATAATGATCATCTTCGTCTTCATCATCATCACCAACCAGCCATCCTTGATTAGGATCTGACTTACTTGGTTGGCAATCTTCATATATGGCTTCAGGATCATACGTAATCTTAATAGGAAACATGATTCTTTCATTATCTTCATCATAACAAGCTATGCTGATTCCGACATCCCTTTTATCCATCACTTCTAATGCTTCTTCAACTGAAGACTTTCTCTGTAACCAATCACACTTAAAGCTGTGGTTATTACGATACTCTTCAAGATATTTCATATTCCAATCTACTACCAAATCATAAATATCATGACCGCCAAATCTGCCATAACCATCATAGCAGATCTCCTTTATATGACCACCACCATATTCTTTAGGTACAAGCACATATACATCACGCTTTACACCATCAAGGATCTGTTCTCCAGTAATGCAATCTAACCAACTAAACTGTCCCATACTAAACCTCCTATTTAACAATCACTTCATCTATAAATAACATCGCATCATCAACTGTCTCGAAATAAACTTCGTCTCCTTCATAGAAAACTGTGTAACCACTCTGAAGCTTGCAAATCTCAACATCTCTATAAATGATAGATTTATACATGTCTCATATCCTCCTTTCTTATGCATTTGCGAGTCTTGTCAACTGCTTGTTATACTTAACCAACTTCTTGCGAGCGTACATCTTCTGCTTACTTGTGAGAAAACCAGTCTTCAGAAGAAATTCTGCAAGGCTTGACATAAACGGAGCATCTATGCTATTGAAACCTACTCCATTATGCTCCTTAGTTTCTCCTGAGTTCTTTTCATCTTCTGTCTGACAAGCATAAATCTTCTTGAGTGCAAGATACAGCACCTCATCATTGCTCTGAATTAAGTCCTTGATTTCCTCTTCTGTCCATACTCTCTTTGTACTCATGGTATCTTCCTCCTTCTTAATAAATAAACATATCAACATGTGAATTTCTGAATGTAGCCTGGCTTCCATCATTAAAATGGAGAACTAAATATTCATGATGCTCATCAACCAATCCATCATTCTCTATTGAATCGGCTTCTTCTCCACCCTCTATCACATCCCATGATGTGACTCCTCTGTACTTGAGGACTTCCTTTACTTCAGGCATCTCATACTTGCATCTGTCAAAAACAGTAATCTCAACTTCTGCCTTAGCAAGATCTTTCACCAACAACGTTCTTTCATAGCTTCTCTTCATATCTTCTTCCTCCTTATGGGATATATTTCTTATAACTATATTCTAACACTTACGGCATATAAGTCAATATTTTTTTGAATATTTTTGAAATTATTTTAATTCTTAAGGCAATAGAAAAGTCATGGAACGGCGTTTAGCACATTCCATGACCTTTCACAACCAACATAATGGCAGTTATTATGGGGCACTATCATTATATTACAATCTCTTTAGTCTTTCAATAGTAGCATTATATAATTTTGGCGAAATCAGTTGAACTGCATCCATTAACTCATCTATTATACTTAATGCATCATTTAGATCTATACCACATATAGCATCTGAAAATTCACTTCCGCTATCATATCTTACTTGTTCGGATGATTCAGACCTAGAATACTGTGGCAGTTCTGAATGCGAATACATATTATTCAATATAGTATAAAACGCCGCCAACTTAATGCAAGTCTTTGAATCTGGATTGCGCTCGCCTTGACACTCAGCTATTGCTTCAAGCAAATCTTCTTCTTTGATCAAGGCACACACCTCCTTTTACATTGACTCTATCTTTGAAATGAATCTCTTGAACTCCTGCTTGGTTCTTTCATCAGGAGCATCTTCCATTAGTTCATGCAGTTCTGAAATCATATCC